AGATGTAACTCAGGGTTGCCATAATATTATCTCCATAATTCTATTTACCCCATTCTTTCTTGAGGTAGTTCTGTACAAGAACGGACTTTACAAATATATCGTTGTTATCTTTTGCTAGATGCTGGTTTACTTCATACAAGTTTTTTAACATGAAAGATTGTTCGTATGACAAGTTAGAAGAGAACCATCCTAAAACGTTTGTTCTTAATCCTTTTGTTACTTCTTTTACACCGTGCGTGTATATGATTGGAAAGATAGCAGCTTCACCTGCTTGTAGTTTTCGTCCTACGGTTCCTATCTCTGTGTTGAAGTATATCTCTCCACCTTCGTAATCATCGTTTAAGTTTATTGAAAAGCCGTAATCAAAGTGTACGTTGTTTGACTTTGGATGTGCTTTGAAGTTATCTACATGAAGATTATAGTAATCATCTTTCTTGTACTGGTTGTAGTAGTTAACTGAAACTCTGGTTGGGCAGTAGACACAATCTATATAGTGTGCATCGTATATCTTATTGATTATTAGTTTACGAATGTCTTCTGGTACACTTAATGATTCTTTATTCTGTTTTACTTCTTTTAAGGGCTGTGACTTGTTGCCATTTTTAAAGGTATCTTTTGTAATTGCATTCAAGCAAGTCTGTATTTCATCGTCAGTAAGCAGCTTAATAAACATATTAATTCTTTCACATATAAGTTGAACAAAGCAAGAAAGTGTAGGGTTTTTGAACAGAACCCCACAAAACTGTTAAGTGATTAAGTACCCGAAGATACTGTAGCCGACTCAGTTGGGTTTTTAGAAATATCTGCCAACACAACATGAATGCGGAATCGCAGTGCAGATTCACCAGTGGAGCCACCATCTAAGATGAGAGCATCAATAGTATCAGCACTTGTTAGTATACGTGCGTTAGAACCAGAGGCTCCAACAGCAGCTTCTAGGAATGGTGTGAAGCCAGCAGCGCAAGCAGAACCGTCTACAAAACAGTCTACGTCACCGCCAGTAATACCAATATCCATAGTAATCTGACCATTGCCTCGTGCTTCAAGCACTTCTAAGCAACCTGCGACAACCATGCTATCTGCAGGAACATCGATCAATTGAACAACGTCACCTCCAGTACCACCGTCAGCAGTATCCCATACAGGAGAAGTCATCACGTAAGGCACTGCAGCGTTGGATGGATGTCCAACCGTTCCACCACCAGTAGCCGTTCTATTATAAGTAGCCATGATTTATATCCTCCTTATGAGCCAAGATCAGCAACGCCAGAAAACACACCCTTGTAGCCTGTGCCACTGCCACGAAGTACCTTACGTCCGAAAACGTGAAGACCACGAACAATGTCAGAGAAACTATCAGGGTCACGAATGACTTCCGTCTTAGCAATATGGGAAGCCGTAGCAACGGCACTCATATGACCATAGAGGAAGATGTGTTCACCACCATTTGTTGAAGAAAATGTATGACTCGCTGCTGCACCAGCACCACCATTAACGATAGCGTTAGTCTGATACATTTTAAAGCCATGTATTACACGATCCGTTACTTGACCATTCATAAGAGCAGAACCTGATTCTCCAGTAACACTAGCGTCCATGATCTTTGCAGATGCTGAACGTAGTACTTCAAAAAACTCAGGGTCGGCTACTAACCAACGATTTTCGTAAGGGACATCATTCTCATCAAGAACTTTTGCAGCAGCACTAATTACATTTGCAAGCTCGTCACCAGTAAGAGTAGTAGCGGCTCCTGTTAAAGGAGAACTATCTGTACCAGTATCGGCAGCACTTGTAGCAGCGTTGTCGTAGATGTTCTTTAGAATGTTGTAGTCGTATGCTTTCTTTAAGGTGTAAGCACCAGAAGAAGTTGCAAGAGACTCAAAGTTAAGGTGTGAATGACGCTCTTCGATGTCATCAACCTTAAAGGCAAAGTAGTTGCCTTGGTCTACAATGAGTTGGATTTGGTCATCTGCCAGATCCTGTGTGTTCACTGTAGAGCCGCGAGTATAAGAAGAAACCGAGATTGTTGGTTCCTTAATGATATTCACGGTGTCGCCAAAGTTCTCAATTTCACCAGAATAGTCGGTGTTGGTAATTGCTTCCGCTACCGAAGATCTTCGAAAGAATTTGAGAACCTTTTGACTGTAGATAGCAGGTACAAAATTACCACTTGGTAAGTTTTCATAACCTGCAGCAGTTGCATAAGCCATAAGCTTAATCCTTTTCTACAATTAGTAAGGTTTAGTTATTATTTTACAGAGAGTTCACTACTCTGCCTTCTTTAGCTGCTTTGTCGATTTGTTTTTCAACAAGAGCAAACTCTTTAGGCTTGAGTTTAGAAATCTCAGCAACAGTCCAAACTTTAGTATCATCCTGAAGGTCTTCAATGTAACGTCTTTGTTTAGTTTTTGTTACAGCTTCAGCAGCCTTCTTAGGAGCTTGTTTGTTCCGTTTGGTTGACCTCGTTTTAGAAACTTGTCCAGTATCAGCTTTGAATAAGTCAATAACTCTAGCAGCCCATTTAGTGTCAGTATTATTTTTGTATATCCCGTCAGATATACTTTGAGGCTGTTCATCAAGCCAGTTTAGAAATTGTTGGTCTTCTTTTAAAGTTCCAAAGTCAGGGTGCAAACTTAATAGTTCTTGTTCAGCAGTTTGAACAATAGCTTCTTGCTCCTTTATCCTTAGATCTTCTAAGCGTCCTTCAATCTCTTTGACTCTATCACTTGCTTTTAACGATGAGATAGTTTCTACTACATCATAAACATCTGGATACTTATTTCGAAAATCTTCAAGTTCTTCTTCACTCTTAGGTAGCTCTGGCAAGCCCTTAGACTTTTCTGCCATTGATAACTCAGCTTGAAGTAGCTCTTGCTGTTGTTTCCATTCGTTAAGTTTAGTATCATAATGTTTCTTTAAATCTGAATAACGCTTCTTATAGTCGTGTGCATCAGATTCATTAGTAGCATTCTTTTCAACCAGACCTTGTTTCTTACGTTGAGGAGTAGCCATATCTATGGGGTCTTCAATGTCTTCATCTTCGTCTGGGTCGTTTAAAGCACCTCTATACTCGTTCTGGTATGGGGTAGGCTCTAGTTCTTCATTATCCTCTTCTTCAAAAGTATCGGTTTCAGTACGGACAGTCATTTTTACCTCTCTTTCGTGGGGCCATGTGACAACATGGGTAGCCAACGGTAGGTTAGCAATGGGGCCAATAACGACATGTTATGTGGGTAGCCATTGACTAGAAGAACATCCTTGCAAACTCTGCATTACGATGTTCTAATTCTTTTAATTCACCGTATCCGTTACGGTAATATCTCTTATATTCTTGTTGCATTACTTCAGCATTGTGATCTAGTGTTGCCTCTACAAACTTAGGAAACTTACGTAAACCATTACTACCTAGATTGAATACAAAGTCTGTGAATATTTCTTGGCAGTTTTGGCACAGTGCATCGAAGTCACCGCTACCAAACTCTGATATAACATTGCTTGCGCCTTCGGCTGCAATTTGCAAATCAGCTATAAGTAGATTCTCAGCATCCATATCTGATATACCTACTTTCATCCAACTTTCATCATTCTTTAATTTGTGACCATAAGCTATAGTGTCGTTGCCGCCTTCAGGTGATGGATGAGGAAACCACGTTTCACCGTCAAAGCCAGCTTTACCACCGTTCTCTACAAGCTTGATGTATTCTATAAATTTTCCGCGCATTAACATTATATTGCTGTATCCACTACTCTATCAACAAAACCGCCTTTACTAAAAAAAGCGTGACTTCCTATAAGTCTTTTTCGTTCTTTTCCTTGAAGGTACTTAGGCTTTTCTACTTTATCAGGATTGTAATAGTATAAAGCACCATTCGTTATGTCTTCTAATTCTCCATTAAGAATTGCTTTTGCATCTTTTTCAGCTTGCTTGTACCACTTGTCATCTGTTTTTACTTTCATAAAAGTCATAAAGTTCTTTCTTTCTTTAGGATCAAAGTATCCTCTTAAAGCTGAGAAAGCATTTTTATGTAACATTACACTTCTATGATCTGTTCCTCCAAACTCTTGAGATCTGTTTGCATTTGCTCTGTTGTTAATAACGTGCATAACAGCTTGCATACCTGCTGGACCCTCGCTTCTTGCTTCACCTAATGCTACCAAAGCCATCATTTTGTAAGGCTCAAGATTTTTAAATTTGTTCATCATTTGCACTTCTTCACGAGTGTTTGTACCATATCTTTTTCCGTCTAACTCAAATTCTTGTTTTCCCTCTGCTCTACTCTTTTTAAATGCTTGGTCAAATAAAGTTTTTTTCGATAAATCTGACATAGCAACTTGTGATTCATTTTGAGGTGTAGCAGAAGTTTGCATCTGAGTTACAGGAAGTGGTTCTAAGTCTTCTGGTGTAGTAAGTCTTTCTCCTTCAGACTCAATAACATCTCCACCAAGAGAATACCCTTGTGGTGCTGCAAAACCTTGTTGCACTACTTTACCTGATGGATCAACCATTGGCGGTTGCTGCCTTTGAACTCTTGCACGTTCTAATGCTTGTACTTGATTATAAGCAGACTGCGTAGGTTGAGAAGAATCAGATGTTAAAGCTTGTTCTGCAGATTTTAAAGCTTTGACAGGATCGTTTATAAAACCGCCTTCTTGCATCATTGGCATTTGTTGTGTTTGTGGCTGTGCATCTGGAACCATCTGTGGTTCTGGTGCTAATGCTGGAGCAGCTTCCATTGGCTGCTGTTGTTGCATAGATGGTTGTTTTTCTTCTTCTAAGCGTTTACGTAGTGCAAGTCCTTCGTTACGTATCTTGTCAAGGTACTTCTTTCCACCACCAAAGTAAGGCACAAGTCCTTTAGGTATGTGATACTCATAATTGCTTATCTTTATTGGAACATCATCGCTTGGATCAAGGTCTGTGTTTTTTAAGTTAACACCGTTTTTTATAGCTAAATCTATAGCTTCTTTTGCATAACGATTAAGCTGTTTTAGACCTACCTGTAAAACAGTTTCGTATGGAAGGATGTAATCACCTTCATCTGCTTCACGGGGTATGTCATCTTTTACTGATTGTTGACCACCTTCTTGCGGTGCTGCTGCTTGCTCATTAACCATACCAAGGTTTGCCATTTCTGCTTCTTGAACCGAACCTCCTTCTTGAAAAGATTTTTCCTTCTTCTTTGGGTATACGTTACCTATGTATTCTTTGTATCTTTTTTTACGTTCTAGTTCTGACTCTTCTACAGGCCAGTGAGCCACCATATCAGCAGTCATTTCTCTGGCACTGGTATACCCTTTACTAGTTACCATGTCGTAAATCTGGTCACTCTGTTCTTCTGTCAAAGGAGGTAAACCAAATAATAATTGAACACGTTCTAGCATACCATAAGGATTATCAAGGCTACGAAGGTCTATTGCAGCCTTGTATTCATCGTGTATCGCTTCGTTTTTGCGTTCTAGTTTCTCAAGTAATTCTAGGTTAGTACTCTTTTCTGCCTGTTCTTGGTCGACATATAGCCGATTTTGGTCAATTTCATACATTGTTTCATCTAGTCCAACACTTTTATCTCTCCAAGTTGGTGAATGAAATTCTCCAGAGTGATCGTCATGCACTGTTCTTACAGAACTACCGTCTTGCATTCCTACGCGACCGCCTGATTGATAGCCCTCACTAAAATCATCCACCATAGCAGTGAAGTCATCTTCTGAAGACGGTCCTGAATCACTGCCACCGCCTTCTGGTGCATCACCTTCCTCTTCAGATAAAGATGTTCCGTAATATATTCCAGCTTCTGTATCAGGTACACTTCTATCTTGAGAAACACCTCCACCAACTTCATCTTCAAGTGCAGCTTGAGTACCTGTTGTACTCCAATCAAAATTACTATAACTATTATACCACATTACATCTGACTTATCACCACCAAAACCAAAGACGTTAGGTAAATCAAGACCTGGAGAACTTGTTGTACCATAACCAGCTTTATTAGCTACATCTTTCCAAACTCCAAAAGTTTCATCTATTCGATTCATATTAAACTTACCAGTATTAGAATCTTTAGTACTGCTACCATCTGTAGGAACCCATTCTCCTGTAGTAGGTAGTTGAAACATTTTGGTGTAGCCTCTGTCTATTAAATCTTTTTGTTCTTGACTATAAGGAGATTGAGGTCCAAAGTTACTAGGATTACTTAATTGATCATTTGTCCAAGTAGAAAAGTCGTGAAAAGGAGTTCCAGAAGCCATAGCCCCAAACATGTTTGAGACTAAACCTCCTAAACCACCTGTTAACAAAGATAAAGGACTTACATTCGCTCCAGCAGAAACAGCCTCTGCTGAAGGAGTTTCAGAACTTAAAGATCCTCCAATGTCATCATCAGTCCAAAAATCTTCTTGAGGTGTACCAGTTATACGCTTTTGTTGACCTGAAATAGTAGATGAAAGAGCTTCTTCAGAAGCAACTGTAGAAGTAGGCGTTTCTTGTCCTGCTGCAGCACTCATGCGTTCAGCAAAACCACTAAAAGGTTGTTGATAAAAAGTAGAAGCTCCACTTGGAAGTAGTCCTGCTTTTGCTGCAGTTCCATAAAAAGATGAAGCAGAAAGTCCACTTGGAACATCAGGAAGAGTTTCAGAAGAAGATAAACCTTGACTATCTCTTATTCGTTGTACAATTTCAGGCCAAGATAGTTTCTTTTTACCACCTACAGTAGTTCCAGTTGGTGTGATATTTATAGTTGTACCACCAGTTCCTGTAGAAGTACTAAAAGCATCTTCAAACTGCTTTGTTATCTCTTCTAGTGTTGCCATCTTTATGTGCCTTTATTGTGTCTTTGGTTGAATCTTGTAGTTTAATTAAGGTTTCCAGTAAAACCAGCTTCCCCTGCAGTTGGCGCAGCACCAATTCCGATTCCTCCACCATCAACCGATGGCGGTTTAGCTGGATTAGGTCCATCAGGTAATCCTTTAGCCCCTCCCATGCCTCGTTGTTGTTCGCCAGTGGTAGCAGCTTCCTCGCCTGTTCCTTGTTCATTTGGCATTAACCCTTTTAATATTTCAGCAAATACGGCTGCATCGTTTATGTCATTTACCAGTGCATCTGGATCAATGTCTTGACTTATTGCAAGCTCACGAATCAGATTAGGTATTTTTATAAACGGTGCAAGCATTGGATTGGCAACAGTCTGTAACAAGGCTGTTAACCGTTGTGTGCGTACTTCCTTTTGTATTACGGCACTTGTGCCTTTAGGCTTAATCTCAAGGTCGCCTATCTTTTCTGGTGTTGTATCGTTAAATTGCATGTTCCACTGAAAGAACGCTTCTCCTAGCGGTTTCAACAGAAAGTCATCCACATTTTTTATTACAGTCTTTACACTTAAACCAGCACTGGACATAAGCATACTAAGACCAGCAGCAGTACGCCCTGTTCCTGTAACACCTGTCTGACCGTGCATGATTGAAGGTATACCTGTTTGTTCGTCAGCTAACTGTCTAGCCTTATCGAACATCTGGACATTCTCTCCTGCAGTACTAGGAAACTTTATACCATTTACTGCTGTTCCTGTAACACCAGACTGTCGCCTGAATATTTTTCCAGGATATATGTCCATCGTTTGCCCAGGAACCAGTTGTGTTTCATCTATGTCGAATACAAGGTTGCCAGCTAATGCAAGGTTATCTATAGCCATACGGATGTGACCATTCATTAGCATCTGGCTATCTTCCATGTTCTCTGCTACACCTACACCAAACAGTTGGTATGGGTTAAGCTCATATGGAAACGCTTGATATGGTATACGAGTAGGTAGAAATGGATTTGCAACGAAACGTAGTATCTGGTTTCCTGAGATCCAAATGTTTACTTGTACTGCATCTTCGCCTTTTATTTCTTTTGGAAGTTCGATACCAATTTCTTCAGCGAATTTAGCATCCAGTGTACCCCAATACTCAAACACTTCAAAACGACTTCCTTTATAGTTTGGATCATCGTCATTAGCATAGAGAGTAGTTTCATAGTACTTCTCTTCATAATTTGGACCGCTTTGGAGAACATTATCAATACCTTCTTTGTTAAAGAATGGACGATTGGAAAGATCACGTATTTGCTCCCTGTTCATTCTGTGTCGTTGAATTACATAGTCAGCATCTTCTATACTTGTAGCACTTGGATCAGGATAGAAGTCCCAACAGCTTACAGCTTCGATACGAGGTACTGTTCTGTCTATTGGGTTGTATTGTCCACCTTCCCAATTATGTACTGTTTTGTGATAGTTGAATGGACCTTTGATTATACCTGTACCTAAAAGAGAACACTCAAATATAGCGTGACGTAGTACTGTAACAGCGTTAGTGTCTAGTAGCTGATCTTGTATGCACTTCTCCATTACCCTTGCTGCTTCTGCTGCAGGACTTATCTGTGGTTCTCCCATTCTTGCAGGACCAGAAGCTAGATTAGCTCCTTCATACTTATCTGCAAGACCTCCAAGCTCTGCAGCTTGTGGTCCTTGTTGTGTCTGTTCTTGTGCAGGAGTAGCTTGCATTGCACCTGGAAGTAGTTCTTGACCATCGCCTTCAAAGCCATAGATGTCTTGTGCTGGATTATCAGCAACAGGTACTTTAGAAAGATGTGCAAACTCATCAATGCCGATAGGCATAGGAGTAGATTCAACAGAAATAGGAAACTTGTTGTTAGCAAACAGAATGTCGATGATCTGTCCATAAGCAGCAAGAACTTTAGTCTTTGTAATCTTTACGAATACCTGACTACGCTCGTTGTCTCTGTATTGTGTAGTAGAGTCGTAGATGCCACGATAGTTCTTGTACGCCTTTAGCCAGCGTGTCTCATCGTTTCTACGTCCTGTTTCTGCATTAGAGAATCGAGCTTTAACAGTACCTATAATGCTGTTATAGTTCTCACGGTCATTGTCTAGATCTATTAGACCTTCTGTATCGTCTTCTTCTTCTGCATCATCTAAAAATGATTGATCAGCCATGTAACGTTACTTTGGTTCTGGTGAATTGATGCCTTGTTGTTTGTCTGCAGCCATTATCATAGATGCTTGACCCATGTGCTTGCTGCCACTCTCAGACGGAACAGCCTCTATAAGGGAACCTTGTTTGATTCCTGGACCGAACTCGTTCTTCTCACGATAGAGTTGAGCTTCGTTTTTCC